AATCCTATGCTGTTACGATTAATCTTCTCTATAAGTTCTGGAAGATTTGCAGCATGGTACCTTTGAAGGTTAGTCATCTTAGTAGCTCCTTGTTAAGCGAGTTTGTATTGTGCGGATCCTTTCGGCATCCAATACTAATTATACTGTATATTCTATTCAGGGAAATCGGTTAACTCTACAAGTTTGGTTCGGGTATCCTTCCAATCATTAACACAATGCGGATAACCGCCCATTTCTTGTAGTGCTTTCGCTAAAGGATAATCATTCTGACCTTTCTCCATCATATCACCAAAGAAATGCAACTCATCATCCTCACTAAAATCTCTTAATATCTGACTCTTATCACTACCCAAAGGCCCTATATCTAAACCAGTTTGACCACCTAATGCCACAGTTAAATCTGGAAATGCATCCTTAAGTCTATCTGCTATACCTACTCTTTCAAATCTTTTAGTATCCCATTTTACATACTCTTCTCTTTCTGTAAGATTAACACCACCACCTCTTCCTAAAATACTAAAATTTATACCACCAGGTCTTTCTTCAATATGCAATCCAGTCCTAATCGGAAAAGGGCTACATTCTAATGCATCCTCTAAAAATGATCTTACCTCATCTGGTAGTTCCCATTCATCCCTATAAACATTTACATCCCTTTCATAAACATCACTACCCGAACAGTTATATACTCGTTTAGCAGTGTAACATATATCCAATCCCAATTGCTCTAATGTCTTTTGCCTATCACTACCAGTAACAAGATAGACATCATGGTTACGACAGAATATAAGAAAGGGAGCCCAGAATTCATGCTCAATCTCTTTGCGACTGGGAGTAAGAGTCCCATCCACATCAAAAATAAATTTTTTCACTTTAAATTAATCAGAATCTTGGGTCTTACCCTTTTTACCAATATTATACTTCTGTTCTAAAATCCAGTCACCTTTATCTTTATATGCTAAAACTTTAATCTGATTAAGAGGAGCTATATCTGTAACAGAATCTTCATTTACTACTGAGATTAAACCCCAATCAGAAAGCAAACGAGCAATACGGTTCCGACGCTGAACGTCGTTAATAGTAAGGTTAGCGTGTTTCCCATCTAATGCAAATAATTCTTTAAAATGAACAATATAATATCTTCCCTGCTTATGAAGAATGTGGCAGGATTGATATAATTTCTTTTCCTTTCTAGATGCTACACCAATTCTTGTTAAGGTTTCCCTAACCTTTAAGAAATCATCTGGTTCATTTAGAACCACCTCAAGCATTTTATCTTGAGCCCACTCCACAGTAGGTTCCACCGTTGCAGTCATTTCATTCCTCCAGTATCAAGTCGTTGTTTAATAAATTTAATCTGTTCGGGGGTTAATATTTTCAAAGCTTGTGATGCTTTTTCGTTACTATAACCATAGTATTGTTTAATGATTTCAAGATCTGTGACTTTATCCTTACGGAGCCAGGGACTGAATCTCTTTTTTTTCCTAAGTGTATTTAGATAAAAAGAATATTGCATATCTTTATCAAGGAAAGAATATTTATTCATCTCATTCGCAAACATAATACAATCAACATGACCTGATAAACAACGATTAACAATATAAGGAGCATAATCCTTAATCGCATTAGGATCTTCTTCAATAAGATTATTCTTATTGAAATTAATAGAATTTAACCAGTCTTTCAATTCAGTCATAATGTATGATAGGGATCAATTTGTTCACCATATTCATCCACATCTCTAAGCAAATTACTAAACCTTTCATCTTCTTCAGCCATTTTTTGCTCACCCTTTGTAGTATAGTGTATCACAATTGGATTAAAAAACTCTTCATGCTTTTGTTCCACGTATCCTTGTGTAACATCTTGAGCAGCAAAGAGACCTGGATACACTCCTATTCTACTTAAGATAACCCATAAAGCATACTCATCTAATATACGTGGATTAGGAACTGGATAAGGTATTTTACCATTTTTAAGTCTAAACATCAACTCAAGCAACTCATCAAGTCTATCGATAAAATCTAAATGAATACCATTCCTGAATAACATTACTCCAGTACAATATTTAAATATCTGATCTTCACCACCCAAATCTCTTATGCATTGATCGACATTATCAAGTGCTTTTCTTATACCCTTTCCTCCTCCGATGTTTGGATCATGACGGAAACCAAACTCTTCTCTACCAAATACATCTGCATAATTATAATGATCAAAAAGATACTGAACATCTCCATGAAAAATAGTATCAGAATCTAGATAAAGAATATTTGCATCCTGATAAGTTCCTTTCCCATCCTCAAAGTATTTAAGATTAAACCATTTATAAATGAATAACATACCATGATTAGGTTGTTCTTCAAATGGTCTAACACAAATACCAAACTCACTGCGGAAAGAAAGAGGAATAAAATCACGTTCATCACAGAAAAGATAAACAGGTATCTTTTCATTAAACTGTCTTAATGATCTAATACTATGCTCAAGACGTTTTAATTCATGATCATTAACATGGTCATGATCACTAACTACATAAGAATAAAAAACTAAATTAATCATTTCTTTTTCATCTCTAATTTTTGTTGTTCTAATCTTTTTTTCTGACTCTCTTTATACTTTGGTTGAAAGCAAAGTTCTTGACATATCGGTCTAGGCCATGGATTGAGTGCTAATGATACTCTATCACCAATGTAATTTTCTTCTACATTATGACGTATTCCTGGTCCAAATACAACTAGTCTATTTGTTTTTGGTGTGATCTTTCTACCATCTTCAAACTCTAGTTTACCTCCTTGCAAATCCTCATCAACATAAGGATAGTATACCATAGAACAAAGAGGATAGGAAGTTTTATTCTGTGTTAAATTCATCCTATCATCTTGATCACAGTGCCATCCTGCAGGGCGAGTGTTAATACGAATCCATGTTTCATATCCAATAGCAGATGATATGTCAATATACTTACCACCTATCTCCAATAAGGTCATACATTCTTTTTTACATGGATGATCTTGATCCCAATCAAACCAATAGATATCAAGATCATCTATAGGAGTAGCCCATTTACCTTCAGATTCTATAGCACTTCTACAGACATCGACATTAGCATCTTTGTCTAGGACATCATCTATAACATGAACATCAAATTTCTTCATCTATCTAATGATCTGTATATCATCATCATTTGTCCAGAGTTCAACCTTATTTCTGAAGCGATTATCTCTGTGAAGATTCTCATATCTTTTTGTTGCTTTTCTCTTCCACCAAGAAATAATATTATCCAAATAGAACTTATCCCAATTAGGGCCACGCACCAACTTGTCTTCTTGTTCATTAATAACCTCTCTTACATTCTTATATCCATAATCAGAAATATAAAATCTTTTCTTTTGAGTCAGACCAAATGCCATATCTATAACAGAATTAAACTCTTTAAGTTTATCCTGATCTTTTAATGACTTCTTAATACTAGCAATCATCTTAGTCTGACGTTTCATCTTTTTAGATGATGCTTTATTATCAGTCAACGGAGTATTATTATTTAATAGGGTAAAACGATCATGAAGTTTATGGAATACTTCATCATGAAGTAATGGAAGAAATTTACTTTCAGTTAAACCCTTATATCTCATAAACGGTTTAAGACCATCATACTGTGATGCAGAAGTCGTAGAACCATAAAGTGAAGTAGTTTCAAACAAAGCAATATCTTTTTCAAATACTTCATTAAGAGTCTCTCTTGCAAAATGAGAAATACACATTAATGCAAGAAGTTTACCTCCAAGATAATTATAACCAAAAGGCTGAGATGGAACAATTACAAATCCCATTGCAGCATGACGATTAAACACAGAAAGATTAGGTGGTGTTCCTAACCATATATTCCTTGGTTTTGAATTAATAGTCGGTGAACCAAACCTTATAAATCCTACAATCTTTTGTGTTCTCTTTTCATATACCATCCAACGTAATTCTCTACCAGGTATATTACTTTCATTATTATGTGATGAAACTGCTGCTAATAAATTTTTATAATGATCTTGAGGTAATGAGTTTTCAAAACGATTTCCTATAAATCTAACTTCAAAATCCATCTCCTCTGGATGGATATCCTCATTAAAAAATTCATCTTCAAGAGAATCAAGTGGACTTGATTGAACAACAATTTCTTTCTTTACGTATCGAAGATAATCTTCAATGGATGTAAAGTTTCCAAAGTAATTAATAAATTCATCAGCAGCCCATGTAGCATCTGCTTCACTTATTATCATCGTATAATCATTGGGTCATCCCACATTTGTTGTTGAGGGCCAATCTCTAATATGATAGGAGATTCTAATACTTTGTCAAGACTATTAGACATTCTACGGAAACCACTTCCCACAAATATCTGACCAGCAACAACTGCAACTGTGGCACTTCCCCAGAAGATATAATACCATCTAGATTTAACTTGATGTCTTTGTTTTTTATTTAAAGGTTTCATTCAACAATCTCCATTATTTAAAGTTACATTCTACCATGATCTCGGTGAGACACGCAAGTAGATTTATTTCTTGATCTGCCACAAATGCTACTTGGTACTGGTACTTTGCAATAATAAGAACGGCAGCAGGAATAGAGTTATTGACCAAGGATTCGTTAAGACTATCGTAAATGCGACGCAATAATACACTAGTATCATTATCCAAATTAGTGACGACCCACTTACGAACTTCGGAAAAGTTCTTTTCTTTGAGGTTTTTAATGAGATCATTTACAGAAATATCAGAGAAGGTTGCAAGTATACCACTATCTATTTTACCACCGACAGAATATCTTTGACATTCATTAAGAACCCTTCTCCAATCAGGGAAATGCTTATTGATGAGTTCTGCTAAAACTTTCTTATCTGCTTCTATTCCTTCTTGTTCCAGAATTGAGTTAAGACGCTTGAAAAAGCATGTTGCGATTTCTGCTTTTTGCTTTCCTTTAATTGAGAAGTCGATGACAGCACATCGGCTGTGGAGGGGTTCAATGATTTTGTTCTTGTAATTGCAGGTAAAAATGAATCTGCAGTTGTTGGAGAACTCCTCAATACTCGCTCTAAGAAGGAGTTGTACGTCGGGAGTGGTATTGTCTGCTTCGTCGATGATGATGACTTTGTGCTTCGCTTCAGACGCAAGACTGACGGTTGATGCGAAGTTTTTAGCGTTATTACGGACGGTATCGAGGAACCTTCCTTCATCGGATCCGTTAATGACATAATAATCTACTCCTAATTGTTTACAAAGTGCCTTTGCTACGGTAGTCTTACCCACACCAGGAGGGCCAGAAAGAAGCATATTAGGTATCTCACCCCTATTTAGAAAATCACTAAAGGTTTTCTTAATATTCTCTGGAAGAATACATTCATCAATTGTTTGGGGTCTGTATTTTTCAACCCATATAAAGTCACTCATTTTAAATTAAAAAATACGAACGTTAGTAGCAAGACCAAGTTTCTTTAATAATACTATATGATACCATGTTAAGTCAATTTGACCAGGTTGTAAACCTTGTTTAGCAGAACTTGGAAATGCATGGTGATTATTGTGCCAACCCTCACCAAAGGTTAATATTGCTACCCACTTATTATTACGTGAATTATCATCAGTATCATATGGTCTTTCTCCCCATGTATGTGTTGCAGAATTAACCAACCATGTTACATGATACACTACAGCTAACCGTAGAAATATGCCCCATAAAACATAAGACCACCCACCTAAAAGATAAAGTGTAAGACCTAGAGGGATTTGTAGGAGTAGGAACCACTTATCCAACCATCTGAAATAAGGATCTTGTCTTAGGTCTGCTGTATATTTGCGAACATTCTTTTCAGCAGGAACATCAACAAACATCCATCCTATATGACTCCACCAAAATCCTTTATTCATATCATGTGGATCTGGATCT